GCCTCCGTCCCCTCTGCTTCGCCCGCCGGGTCCTCCGCGCTCCAGGCGGATTCAATGTCGCCCTGCACGGTCTCCATGGTCTCGTCCATATTGCTTCGCTCCTTCCCGCCCTGGTCTGGGCGGCTTTTATTTGGTCACGGCTGGTCCGCCGCTATACCCGTATCTGGGAGAGGTCCATTCCCTCCATGCCGGTCTGATTGATGGCCCTCTGTAGGTTCCCGTAGCCGGAACCCGCCGCCAGGTCGATTGTGTTACCCTGCCCAGCCTGTACGGCTCCCGTCTGCCCCTGCATGGCTGGCTGAACCATCCCCATCCGCTCCCGCAGGGTCTGAATCAGCTCCTGCTGGTTGGAGATGTAGCCGTTGGGCACCCGCTCCAGGTAGTCCACCACGTTAATCTGGCCGTTCATCAGGAGATTGTCCAGGGTCTGCATCTGCGCAATCTCACTCCAGTAGGCCGAGCCGCCCACGTCCAGCTTAATGGACAACGGCACCTGGTTGAGCAGGGAGAAGTCAAACTCCGTGGGCCGCGGCTTGTCGTCCGGCACCTGCCCCAGGTAGAGCATCTCCTGCTTCTCTTCCTCGGTTGGTTTCAAGTCCACATAGCGAACCCCATAGTAGGCCCGCATCTGATCCAGCCAGATACGCCCCAAATCCTCGACGCACTGGAAGAAATTCTGCTTGGTTAGCTCCATGGGCACCGAGGAGGCTTTCTGCAAGGCGATGATGGCGGAGGTGTTGTCCGGCCTGGTATCGCCCAGGGCCGCGTCTGTGGCCCCCATAAACTCCTTGGTGAGGGAGATGGCAAGCTCGATAAACTGGCTCACCTGGGGCGAGATGGCCGCCGGGTCGATGGCACGGGCCACGTTGGTCACGTCTCCGCCGTTGACCGGGATGGCCTTCCCCACCCCGGAGTCCCACCGGGCAATCCGGGTCTTGTCGTATACAATCTTCGGATAGGCGGTGGTCATGAGGGAGATCATCGTCATGGCAAACATCTTGTTCACGAAGATCTGGTTTGGAATCAGCCCGGTCACCGCCGCCTGGCCGTGATAACAGTTCTGCACGTAGTCCCAATTCATCCAAACAATGGGATAGAGCTGCATCCCCGTGTCCCACTGGCTGCGCACCACCGCGTCCTTGGTGGTCTTGATGGCGCGGACGGTTCCCCCATCTTTCCAGAAGCGGGTGATGGTGGTCACCTTTCCGTCGGTCATAGCGTCAAAGCGGTCGCCGGTCTCGTCGCAGTCCGATAAGATGTCCTCCGCCGCGCCGCCCTGCGCCCTGGCCTGCTCCTTTACCTCGTCCAGCAGCTCCCGGCGGGAGATCAGAAGATAGGGCTGGCTCTGCACATCCCGGTTTGTGGGGTTACCGAAGGACACGCGGGTATTTTCCAAAATTTCTGTGCGGATGGTGCCCTTCGCCGTCTGCCCGGTCTCCGCATCGGGGTCAAACCAAACGTAAATGCAGGCGTCTCCGTCTACTGCGGCGTTGCGCATGAACTCGCGGGTCTGTTTCCCTAGCTTATTTTGCTCAAACAGGGCCTCAAACTGGGCGTTGACCACATCCGTCAGCTGTTCCAGATCCCCCAGGGCCGCCATGCCGGAGGAGGACAGAGGCGACGCCGCCATTTTGAGATTGTCCGTGGCTGTAGAGGCCACCACATAGAGGATGATCCGCTTGATGAAGTTGAACACGGGGGTAGGAAGGCCGTTGGACTGCACTCCCTCCCACTGCTTCCCGATGTAAAAGTTCTCGTTGGCCCGCACATTGTCATACAGATTGAGCCCGGCCTTGAAGTTGCAGGCCGTCTCGTACTCGTTCCACACGGACTCGGGGGTGATTTCCTTCTTTGCCATCACTCACCCTCCCGCCGGGGCGGCCACTGATAGCCCATGATATTGTCAATGCCCTCCTGCAACAGCCGCTCCGCCTGGCGTGCGTCCTCCTCCGCCTTCGGGTCGGCCCCCGTGGCCGCATGTCCCAGCTCCACGTGCACCTCCGGCGCGGGCGGTTCCCGCTCCAGCCGTTTCTCCAGAGCCTCCAGGCGGGCCTCCAGCCGCCCCACGTGCAGGGCAAGCGAAATCAGCTTGTTCATGTCCTTATCCTCCGTAGCTCAGATATCCGTCGGCGGCCTCTCCGCCGGTCATGTAGTCGTCGTACTCCTCCACATAGTCCACATCGTCCCGCTCCGGCCGCACCGGCTCCAGCCGTGCCCCCATCGTCCGGTAGATCAGCCCATAGCGCAGGGCGTCGGGACTGTGGGTAATCTCGTGGGGCTCTTTGGCACAGTCCGAGGGGTTCTTTTCGTCGTGCTGGAGGGCGGGCAAATCCCGGATCATCCGAGGGCAGTCCTCGGTGAAGAGCATCCCCGGGCGTCCGTCCGGTCGCTCCTTCAGGAACTCCTTCACCACCATCCAGCCCTGCACCCGCTGGCTGGAGGCCCGGACAATCCCGATGCCGTTCTCCATGAAAATCTCGGCCATGGTGCGCCCCGTGTCCTTCTGGGTGCTCCACATGTCCGGCGGGGCAACAGTAAACTGAATCTGCTCCTCCGGCGGGGTCAGCCGACGCATGGCCGCCGCTGCCTCGGACACAATCAGGCCGCTCTCGCAATACTCCCGGTACACCCACACCCGGTCGTCAAAGTCAATGGCAAACCAGTAACAGGCGAACATATCAAGTCCGTAGTCAAACGCCCGGTAGCGGGGCCACTCCGTCGGCACAATAAATGGCTTCACTACGTGCCGCTCCCGCCGGAACTCGCTGAAATACTGTCCGGCCATGGCATCCCAGTCGCCGTAGCGGTGTGCCGCCCGGATGTCCTCGGGAAGCGTGTCTAGCATCTGGATGTACTCCGGGGACGCTTTCAGCAGCTCCTTGTTGTCCTCCACCGTGGCTGGGATGAAGGAGTAATCCCGTCCGCTCTCGACGCCCTCATATTCTCGTGTGACAAACAGCCGCTTCACCCACTGATGCCCGACGCCGCCGGGGTTACAGGTCAAATAGAAGTGCTTCGGAATCTCGTTGACGCCACGGAGCGTCGCGCCCATGGTGCGGAACTCATACTCGGTGAAGTGGGTGGCCTCGTCCATGAAAATCCAGTCGTATTCCTGACCCTGGTACTCCGTGATAGCCGCTGCGCTCTGCAAGTGGCCGAACTTCACGGTGGAACCGTTGGCAAAGAACAGCATTCGCATGGTGCCGTTGTAGGTGGCAATCAGGTCGCCGCAGGGCCGCCCGTCCATCGTAGCGGAGTTAATCAGCTTATTCATGGGCTGGATGATGGTTTGCTCCAGCTCCGGGTAGGTGCGCCGCAGAATCAGAATCTTGATGCCCGGATACTGCAAGGCTCCCCGGATGCAGGCCCGGATCAGCACGTGGGTCTTGCCGCCGCCCCGCGCGCCGCCATAGGCCGTGTACCGGGTCTTGCTCTCTATGAACTGCCACTGCTTGGGATACAGCTCCCCCAGCTCCAGCTTGATTTCCCCCGTGGGCTGATTCGGTTTCCGCCTTGCCACAACCTACCTCCAGACAAACGAAAAGAGGCCAACCGCCGAGTTTTCCTCGGTAGTTGGCCTCTAGGGCTCCTTCAATATCACCGGATGGGATGCCTTGCACTTGGGGCAGTAGGGAGCTACCCCGCTCCCGTGGGCCCCCTTCTCCAGCGCCCCAATCTTGGCCCAGGTCACCGGACACAATACCCATCCGCCCTGAACCACAGCTCTCTGTTTTGAAATTTTCGGGTCTGCCATGAAAACATCCCCACCCCCTGTTTTGTAGTACCCCCGCCCCCGTCTCCTGCAACTGCGGGGCGGCAAATTTGAGCGGGTGAGGATTTGCACCTCACATATGGGCCTCACCAAAGCTCTACGCCCACGACTTCGCCGCTGTTGCTTTGTTCTTCACAGACGGTTACTCTTCTTCACTGTCGGCGTCTACTATTGCTGGTAATCGCACCAGTTTTACCACAATTAGTGTCTATTCCGCCACCGCTCAATGGTACAACGCCCGGTGCCACTGCCGAGTATCTAAATCGTTTCTCTGGGCGGTCACTCACCCCTGGCATACTCCGGCACGCTGTTGGTGCCACCGCCCGCCTCATGCGGCGAGGAGCGGCATATCATCGCCCTGCTGCGTTGCAAGCCGCCATCTCCCATTCGGGAGACGGGCCAAGACCATTGCCATACAGGGCCCTGGAGCCGAGAGGCGGTAATGAGCCGCCACACGTCCACGGCGTTGTCCATGGCCGCCGCTTCCGCTTCTGCTACAGCACTCGGCATATTTTTGGTTATCTAATACAAGTGCTCATTAGGATCATAAATGCCAAATTCCAAACCATTCCATTAAGGTCGTCTTTCTGCTTTGCTTTGAAAGCTAAATAAGCATTTACAACCATAAGAACAAGGCAGATAAGTTCTGCAATGATTATGAGTACACCACTCACTTTACACCATCCCATTTTTGCAACTTTTTGTGCGCTTCCCGCTTAGATTGTCACACCCTGGTCTCGGCGGCGACATCATGATTAGCCACTCGCAGGGCAGTTTTCAGTGGGATAGCGCCGGGGCAGGTCATAGCTGCCACCGCTTCCGCCTCCATGACAGGCGGGCGTCATGCCCCTTCTCCGGGGCCGTCAGACGCTCTAGGCTTCCCGGTATAGTGTCTCTCCACAGTCATTTGCCGCATGGAGGGCGCGACCCTCCGCCCAGTTTATCGGGTGGTTTTCAGCCGTGCAGCGTAGGGGCCCGATATTACCGCCTCGGCGCCGGGCGGTAGAAAAGGAGGATGCGGGAAAAGTCCGGCTCACGCCGGTGGCAGGGGATGCAGGAATCGAACCTGCGATATGAGGGCCAAAACCTCATACCTTACCGCTTGGCGAATCCCCTGTGTAATGCTTTGGAGGCGTTTGGTGAAAGCGGTGATACCCCTATACCCTCCCTGGAAAGGCACCCCCGATTTTCCGCTACCCCCGTACCGGGTGGGGGTGGGGCGTGGGGTAGGGGCCTCCCCCTCCCCCCTGCTCTCTCGCTCACCTGCACGCCCTGGGGCGCTGGTTATCCATGCAGAGCAGCCCGCGCAGACACCCCTATATATTGTGGCCTTGAGACTGCATATTGCGAATGCAGTATGCAAAGCCTCTTACTCATTGCACCGCAATGGTTTGCCGCCTCGTTCAACTCAATAGAATCACTATTTTGTTGAGTTGGGCTTATCCTTGCCGAATGAAACGTGGATCTTTATTCCGCCTACACTATCCGGCTCTGGCCGGTCTGTATAGCCTCCATACGGCTTTTGCTTGAGTAGGAATATAGCCGCCGTGTCCTTGCGCTGCTCCAGTCGGTCGCGCATTTCCAGCAACGCTTTTTGGCAGATCGCCGGGTGTCTGGTATATCCAGGCTCCCCCGCCTCCCAAACTTTCCACTCCTTCTCCGTCACCCCAAGATGGAGAAGGAGTCCAGGCTTGGTAGGCTGCCGGCCATTGGCGTCGCAGTCCTCAAAGTAGGCGGCACAAGCTGCGTCCAGCTCCGGGGCGGTGTAGTATGATGGTTTCCCCTCCGCCGCTCTCTGCTTATCTGTTTTATACATGTGGCTGGTGCGCCTCCTTTCGCCCTTAACCTGTGAGCCTCTGCTCCTATCCAGGAGATCGATCGAAAATCGCGTTTTGTAAAATACATTACGCTAAAGTAAATCCGCTATCTATTGTACTGCAACAGATAGCGGATTCAAAAATTTTTTATTTTTGGTCATTTAAGACTTAGTGTTATGTGACAGTTAGGCAGACTAATTTCCTCAAAAAGTTATGACTTTCGCTCTTCGTGCTCTTCTAAATACTTATCCAGTGCGTCCCGTAATAAGGCGTTAACAGTGTCCCCGTGAGCGGCGCAGACTGCCCGCACACGGTCGGCGTAGTCCTTGCGCACCTTACACCCTAGTACCGTCATATTGGCCTTGTCCCATGCGTTATTGCTCTTGCGTTTTGCCGAGGTTACCATGTGATCACCTCCCGAAATCTTTATTATATTGTATCATGTCTTTTCACGGTTTAACAGTGTATAGTTTCCACAAAACCGCCCAAAGAACCTTGTGCAACAAGTCTAATTGACAGCACTGTATAACCGTGCTATCATGAAATCACCGCAAGGGACAACAGCCAAGCGGAATCCACCTGGCAGGAGGTAAACGAAATGGAGATTGATAGCATGACCCAGACCGAGTTAGCATCCTATCTTGAAACCCTGGCGAAGCTGGTAGAGGCCACGGCTAAGGACGCGCAGGACGCGGCCCGCATTATCCG